AAGGGAAAATTTTGATTATATAAACAGTATATATTTATATACGATGAAGAAGCTTAGTAGTACCGAATTATTTAATATATTTTCTCAGCAAGACCACGAGGTATTTGCCGATAACGGTATGGTACAGGAAATAGATAACGACTTTATTACCTTTGGTACTATTATAGTTGGAATGCGCAATTACGACATCTTAGATCATATGTACAGGTATCGTTATCAAGAACAGTACGAAGGTGTCAAGGATACTCTTAAGTTGAAGTATTTTGACTCTCTTATGAGATATGCCAGTAGAATCAATAATTTACGCTCAGATACAGTAGATGATCTTAATGATGAGTTTGGAAAACAAGAGATAGTAGGAATGCTTAATCAATTGTTACAGTTCTACGAACAACAAGAGCATTACGAGAATTGTGCAATTATCTTTAAACTTTTACAAAAATTTATATAAAAAAAGTTGCTAGAACCAATCTTTGTTCGTATCTTTAGGTATAGAAATCATTAAAAATAAGAGTTATGTTAATAAGTATTTTAAATACCGTTTTTTCGGTACCGTATTTAGTAATAGGTGTGCTTATAGCAGCGTTACTTGATATAGCAATTCACTACACAAAGGCTACTTCCCGGTTTACTTTGCTTGAAATATGGGGATGTGTAATGTGTTGGCCTGCAGTTGTTGTACTTGTGTTTTTTGCATTCATTTTTGGACAAAAAGAGTAAGTTATGTTTAAAGATAAAATAACATTAGATCAAGCCCTAGTACTTGAATCAAAGGGAAAAATTACAATTGCCGATTCATCATCAGAGTCTCTAGGTCCCATAGGGGACACAGGAAAAACTTGGAAGGAAAACTTCACTAAACTACAAAGTAAACATAGGCATATATCTCCAGATAAACTAATGACCTTCCTAAATGCCAGGTATCTAATAGAGATTGCTGAGGAGCCAAATTATATTACCAATACTTTTTCGTGGAGATATCTTCATGGGATAGAAAATTCCAAGATTAAAGACAAGTCTAAAGACAATATTGAATACGTTTATATTCTAGTAAATGCGGGGTATCCCAATCTTGTTAAGATAGGAATGACAATTACAACAGTTACTAGCAGAGTAACGGGATTAAACGCCTCTAGTACTGTGAATGAATGGCAGGCCAAGTTTGCTATTTGTGTTGAGAAAGGTTCGGCATACAAAGTGGAACAGGCCGTACATACTTTTTTTGCCTCTTCTAGGATTTCGTCCGATATGGGAGGGTCTCGAGAATTCTTTGAAGTAAGTCCATTAACAGCTTTCGATAAGGTAAGGGAAATAGGAGCGATGTTTATGGTAGGAGATCCTATAGTTTATTAGGGGATTTTGCAAAACTGCGCGGTGCTAAAACTTTTTTAAAAATATTCCGCCGTTTTGTTGCTCTTCCCACTTTTTATTAGTATCTTTAGGTATAATTAAAAAATCACATTATGAAACAGATTAAATTTTTATTTTTATTAGTAGTATCTTTATTAGTTTTTAGTTGTACTCCTGATGAGGTTGCACCTAATGTTTGTTTAAACGGAGATTGTGGTGCTGAGTTTTGGATTGATACTTTAGGTCACCCTGGAACGTATCAAGATGCTCAAGGAGTTTGGCATATTAAACATGCTAATTTAGATTATTTTACTATAAAAGGAAGAGTAAATGAATTAGATCCTCATTACGTTATAAATAGAATTCCTCTAGTAGAAACGGGTTTCGATTCTAACTTCTTCTATACTTTAGGAAATGTTATTTGGACTTACCCAGTTTACTCTTTCTTGGGACTTTGGTCAAGTAATCAAATGAACACTCCTATAGCAGTAGGAACTCAAACTTACACTTTTCCTCAACTGGTTCAACAAACCACTATAATAAACTTAGCAGGATACCAAATCCAACGTAATCCTCACGTAAACGTTAACCACCCAGCATATCCAGGATACTTTGCTACCTACAGTAAATATACATACACTCCTCAACAAAGCATGGTATTTTTTGTTGATTTCGAAGGAAGGACAGCTTCAATCTATATTGAAGTTACTTTAGGAGAAAATAAGGAAACTATTAGAAAGGAAATAAAAATAGCGTTTGAACCTTAAGCTGTTGTTTCTTTAAAAAAAAAGTGGTAACTTCTACCTATAAGCCCTTAAAAGAAAAAAGGGGATATAAAAAAATAGTAATTAATAAAAATAAAAAAATGAGAAACAAAGATTTATTTGTACAAAAATTAGAAAGATTCGAATCCGAAGTAAAAAACATAGGGTATAATATTCATAGAAATGAATTAAATACAGCTTATGAATTAGTAGAAGTATTGTTAGAAAAGATAGGAGATCTTAGAACTTTATTAAATACAGAACACCAAGACTAATGAATTTAACAGCAGAGCAAATACAAAAGAATTGGGAAAAACATCTCAAAATTGTAGATACTTTTATAACAGGACAACGTAAGGAGAAATTAAAAGCTCTTTATGTTTCCTTGGCTGATACTATGGTTATTGCTCCTGGCTTCTGGCAAACCTTCATTTCATAATGCTTTTCCTGGAGGGTATATAGATCACGTTAATCGCGTGGTTCATTGTGCTTTGAAAACTAAGCAGTTGTGGGAAGAGATGGGTGCTAGTATAGATTTTACAGATGAGGAATTGGTTTTTGCTGCCCTTAATCATGATTTAGGAAAAATAGGTACTCAACAGGAAGCCTATTATCTCCCTCAGACTGATAAATGGAGACAGGATAAATTGGGAGAAATCTATACTCACAATAAGGATTTATCTTATATGCTTATTCAAGATCGTTCTCTATTTACTCTTCAGCAAAATCAAATACCTGTTTCAGAAAAAGAATTTTTAGCAATTAAGTTACATGATGGATTGTATGACGATGTAAATAAACCATACTACATTTCATTCAACCCAGATTCTAAATTAAGAACTAATTTAGTCTATATTCTACATCAGGCAGATTTTCTAGCATCTAAAATAGAATACGATACTTGGAAAGCTACAGGAGAGGTTCAACAACCTAAAGTAGAGAAAACAAAATCTTCCACAGGCAAGACAGTAAATGCCTCAGAAGGATTAATGAGTTTAGTAAAAAATATTTAATATGGAAATTTTAGCAATAATATTAGGTGTAGTGGTTTTGGGTTTAGGGTATATAGTATTCAACCTAAATCGTAAAGTAATTAAGCAAGAAGATATCATAGAATACCAAGTAGGTTATTTAAGAAATGTTGCGTACCTTATTAATGAGTCAAAAATTTATATTGAACAATTAGATGAAAAAGGTGCATTTAGATCCGACGATGAAGTAGGAGTCTTCTTTAATTTTATGAAAGAAATACAAGAAACCATAAATGATTACCGTCTCCCAGAAGACTATGGCAAAGCCACAAAATAAAGATAATTACTATTTTACACAAGAAACAGAGGATGCAATCGTAAGATATAACGCATCCTCTGATCCTGTTTTTAGAGATAGGATATTTACAAAAGAGATTTATCACCCTCTTTACAAATTAGCAGAAAACATTATTCATACTTTTAAATTTTACTACCTTGACGTGGATAGTATAGAGGATTTAAAATTAGACGTAGTAAGTATGCTTGTTGAAGAAAAGCTATATAGATTCGATCCAACCAATGGAGCAAAAGCTTTTTCTTATTTCCAAACCATTGTAAAAAGATGGCTTATTAATTACAATAATAAGAACTATAAAAAATTAAAACAAGTAGGATCTTTCGACGAAATGGAGGATTCTTACGAAGTAGAAGGGGTACCCAACTCAGAAAGAAAAGTAACCATTGCAGTAGTTGTAAATCAATTTGTGCAAAATAGTTACGATAATATTGAAATACTTTTTCCAAAAGAACAGGACCAAAAAGTAGCAGATGCAATTCTTACTATATTTAATACACGTCACGATTTAGAAATCTTTAGAAAGAAAGCTCTATACATTTATATTAGAGAAATGACTGATTGTGAAACTCCAACCCTTACAAAAGTAATTTCAAAACTAAAGGAAGAATTTTACAACGTACACAGAACTTATCAAGAAGCAGGATTTTTAATCCAATAATCTATTTATAAAATAAATACACTATGGGATTAGAAACGGTAATTTTTGGAAGCAAAACAGTTTCAGACGTATTAAAGGAGATTTACGACAACTCTAAAAATAAATCAAAACAAGTTAATTCTCTTATAGGGGAACTAAAACCTCTTGTAGAAAACATAGGAGATGCAACTTTGGTTGTTCCTATGATAAAAGAATACTTGGAGGTTGGAGTTAAGAATGATGAGCATCTTATTAAAATGGTAGCGCTTGTCCAAAGACTTGAATCAGGAGGAGGAAAAGATGCAGCAGACTTCTTCAATCCAGAAGAGCTTGCAAAACTAATGGAACAGAGTGAAGAACTAGGAAAGCAGCTAGATAAAAAAGACGAAGAGTAATGGCGTATAAATCACATTTAACGGCAAGAGTAAGTTCCAAGGGATCAGGAGGAGGTAAAGGAGGTGGCGGTACAGTCTATGGAAGAGTTATTAGAACCATTCTTACACTATCGGATCCTGACTGTAAAGATTCCTCTATGTTAAATGGTGTATTTTATAGGATACCCAAAACTCCTGGAGATGAAACTAAGGATACAGGTGTAGATAATACAGTTTTATTTGCAAAACAAGGAGATGCCTCTATGAGAGTAATTCCTATGCCTGGAGAATTAGTAGAGATAGTTCCTGCTTTAGGAGTAAATGCTACAGGAGGAAAGGTAATGTATTGGGGTAAAATAGTAAATGTCTGGAACCATCCACACCATAATGCTGTTCCTGATATAAAACAACAAGACTGGAGTGATAGGCTTATTGGAGGACAAACCGAAGAGGCCACAATAAGTCCACTACAAGCCAATCCAGGAGATACACTTTTTGAAGGTAGATTAGGTCAGTCATTGAGATTTGGAGGATATAGAGGAGTTCAATCAAAACTTATAGATAGTGCTAATGATGGAAAGCCTATTATATTAATAAGCAACGGTCAAGCCAAGACAGATGAAGGAAATACTCCCATAGAAGAGGATATAAATGAAGACTACAACTCAATACACCTACTATCAGATCATAGAGCAAACCTAACCGCAAGTAATACAAAAAGAGATTCATATAACACAAAACCACTATCTTCAGATCAATTTAAAGGTAATCAAATAATCTTAAATGGAGGAAGAATATATTTTAATGCAAAAGAGGATTCAATTTTACTATCTGCAAAAGAGTCAATAGGCCTAAATGCAAATACAATAAACTTAGACGCTACAGATTATTTTTGTGTAGATGCTAAAAAAATATATCTAGGAGTAAAGGCAAGAACAGGTCAAGTAGAGAATGCAGTCTTAGGAATGCAGTTAGATAACTGGTTACAGAGTCTAATAGCTAACTTACAGATTATAGCAGGTGCAATGAAATCAGCTACTAATGGAGGTGGAGCAGTTGCATCACTCCAAGCAGCAGGTACAGCTCTAGACATTACCTTAAACAGCTTAAAGACGCAGATCAAGAATATAAAATCAAGTAAAGTATTTATAGAATAATGGGATTCAAATCTAACATATCAGGAATAGTTGCTCAGCAATTAGGAAGTTTACAAGGGAAACTTGTAGCTCAAATAGAAGGCAGAGTTTCTGATACTTTGAAGAAGTTTAGTAATGAGTGTCCAACTTCTTCTGAATTACAAAAAATAATTAATACAAAAAATAACCTACTAGCAGCTTTAAATTCCTTTGAAAGGAGAATAGCATCGTTCAATGGAGCAATTGGAGGAATGCAAGGAGCTGTTTCAAGTGCAAAGGTAGTGATTCAAGTAATTAAAGCAATTCCAATACCAACAGCTATAATTCCACCAACGACAGGAGGTATAGGAATACCTGTAAGCATACTAACACGCTATAGTGATGCATTGGTATTATTAAATAAGATAATAGAAGTACTAGAGAACGATATAGACGGAGTAAAAGCAGTAATAGGGTCAGTTTCGTCGACTATAGCGTCTTTAAAACGTAGATTAGAAACAATAGATCTAGCAATAGAAACATGTAGCAAGAAGCAGCCAGCAGAATTAGCTCAAATATTAGCAGTAGCCCAACCACCTGAAAATACAGGATCAGAAGGCACACCTAATGCAGACTATTTGTACAAAGGGTACGTGCTAGCAATTATTGAAGATCCAAATTCTCCTAAAATAGCTCCAAGAAGATATGCAGTAGCTAAGGATAAGGGAGGAACAATTCGATTAAGAGGAGAGTCCTCATTCAGTTCAGATACGCAAGTTTTACTAGATGAAGTAAAATTTAAGATAGATAACCAGTTTACATAACATAACTATTTATTAATATGAAGTTAGATTTATTAAAAAAATTAATAAAAGAAGCAGTAAAAGAAGCAGTTCGTGAAGAATTGGAAACAATTCTTTCTGAGGATATAAAGCCTGCACAGGCACCTAAACAAACTGTAACAAAGTATGCAGAACATAAACCAGTAGTAGCAAGACCAGCTGCAACAGGCGATCCAATTGCAGATCTAATAAATGAAACTAAGTACTCGATGACTCAAGGAGAATATCAAAACTTAGTAAGTGCAACTTCTGACATGGTCCAAGCACCAGGTTTAGGAATGAACCCTATAGAAGGATTTAGACAAGGTCCTGAACCAGGATTAGATATCTCACAGTTTGATTTTATGATGAGAGCAGGAGACGTATACAAAGCATCAGTACAAAAAGATAAAGAAAGATTTGGAGCATAATGGCATTTAACGTACAACAAATAAATCCACTAGACTTACAACCTAGAAAAGCGGTAGGAGTAGGACTACCATTCTCCTCTAAGTCTGTATTTAACTCTACCTATACTACTAAAGATGCAATAAAATCAAATCTTATTAACTATTTTTTAACAGAAAAAGGAGAGAGGTTTTTAAATCCGGCATTAGGGGCAGGTTTAAGAGCACTTCTTTTTGATCAAATGACAGAAGATAAGAAAGAAGAGATTAAGTTTGTTGTTAGGCAAGGAGTAGCAGAGTGGTTTCCAAATATAAATATTCAAGCTCTAAACATTGCATATAACCAAGACATGAATACAGTAACAGTTAGTATGAGTTATAACGTAATAAGTACTAACATACAAGATCAATTAGTAATTAATTTTGAACAATAATGGCTCAAGATAGAGATATAAAATACGTAAATAGGGACTTTGGAGATTTTAGAGGCCAATTAATAGAGTACGCTAAGAACTACTTCCCAGATGCCTACAACGACTTCTCCCCAACATCACCAGGTATGATGTTTATAGAAATGGCTGCCTATGTAGGAGATGTATTATCATTCTACCAAGACACACAACTACAAGAAACATACCTTCAACACGCTAAAAATCCAGCCAACTTATATAACCTAGCATATATGATGGGTTACCGTCCAAAAATAACAACTCCAGCTACCGTTGATATAGAAGTATCGCACGTAGTGGGAGCAACTGGAGGAAATCCAAATTGGGGTCAAGCACTTAGTATACCGAGCAATACAAGAATAAAAACCACCACATCAGGACAGGTAAATTTCTTTATAAATAAACCAATAGATTTTACATTTTCAAGCTCTTATGACCAAACACAGGTAGGAGTAGAAACGTTAAGCAACGCAGGACAGCCTATAACTTTTAGATTAACCAAAACGGCATCTGCAGTATCTGGAGAAGTAAAAACAGTAACAGAGACAATAACATCAGTAGAAAAATTTAAAACTATTACTATTGATGATACAAATATAATAGGGGTACTTTCCATTACACAAGATAATGGTGCTACTATATGGTACGAAGTTCCGTTCCTAGGACAAGATACAATCTTCGTAGACAACACAAACACAAACCCAGATGCTCAAATTGTTCCATATAGCTTAACACTTCAAAGAGTTCCTAGAAGATTCGTAACTAGATTTACCTCAACAGGTCAATTACAAATTCAATTTGGAGCAGGTATAACAGGACAAGACGACTCAATAATAACGCCAGATCCAACTAATGTAGGATTAGGAACAAGTCAAGGAGTAAACAGGATAAGCTATGCATATGATCCTTCTAATTTTTTATCAACAAAATCATATGGACTTGCACCTTCTAATACAACTCTAACAATTACCTACCTAGTAGGAGGCGGAGTAGAGTCAAATGCACCTGCAAATAGTATAACAAGTTTAGTTTCAACTATTACAGATCCAACTAACTCTCTTACATTTAATAATCCACTTGCAGCTATTGGAGGAAGGGATGGAGATACTGTAGATGAATTAAGAGAAAATTCACTAAGAGCTTTTAACGAACAAGGAAGAGCAGTAACTTTACAGGATTATACAGTAAGAGCTTTATCGATGGATTCTAAATACGGATCAATTGCAAAAGTATATATAACACAAGATCAGTTGACAAATCCAAATAGTGCTACAGATAGCATAATAGATAGCAATCCACTATCTCTATCAATATTTACACTAGCTTACGACAATAATAAAAATCTAACACCAGCAACAGCTACATTAAAAAACAATCTTAAAACATACCTCTCAGAGTACATGATACTAACAGATGCACTTAATATAAAAGATGCATTTGTTATTAACATAGGTATAAATTTTGATATTATAGTAAAACCAAATTATATAGGAAAAGACGTATTACTAGCGTGTACGAATCTACTAAAAGATTACTTCAACATAACAAAGTGGAATATTAACCAACCAATAAATCTTTCAAGCATATACACATTACTAGACCAAGTAAAGGGTGTACAGACAGTACAAAAAGTAGAAATTGTTAATAATGCAGGAGGAATATATTCACAATATGAATACGGTATACAAGGGGCAACTAGAAGTAACATAGTTTACCCATCTTACGATCCATGTATATTTGAAATAAAATTTCCAGACACAGATATTAAAGGAAGAATAACAACAATATAACATGGCAGTATACAGAATATTTCCTGAAAAGGATGCGTTTATATCATCAGAAGTTCCTACAGGCAATACTGGAAAAGATGAAATAATAGAAATAGGTGGATATGTAGATAGTACCGGTTTAGGACAAACCAACCGTATAGTAGTACAGTACAGTACTTCTGAAATTAACGATGCAATTGCAAATAAGGTAACAGGATCATATAGTGCAAGCTTAAGTTTGTATTTAGCAGACGCATACCAAATACCAGTTAACTATGCTTTGTATGCATATCCTGTTTCTGGAGCATGGGATAGCGGAGTAGGAAAGTTTGGAGATATTCCAACTAACACAACAGGAGTTTCTTGGAAATATAGATTAGCAGGAGAAGCAGGTGAATGGGCAACAGGTAGTTTTGCTGCAT